GGTCGTGTGCCAATTCATGTCGGTGACAAGCCGATGCCAATGGCTTAGCCCTTGCCGGGGCGGTGCCAGCCGACAACGCCGCCGGCGATCGCGGTCACGGCCATCGCGAGCGCGAGACCTGTTCCGGTGGCGCCGGCGAACACGCCGACGAAGGCAGCGGTCACAGCGCTCACGAGGGCGAAGCCGATGCAGGCGAAGAGGCGAACGAACAACATGGTCAGGTTTCTCCTATTGGTCAGGGCAGCACAGCCGGAAGTGCCGCGATCATTCCACGTCCCCGGCGACCAGCGCCCCCACATGAGCCAGCCGAGCAAAAGCACCGCCGACTTCTACCGCTCCAGCGCCTGGTTGACGCTGCGGTCGCGCGCGTTGCGCCTGGCCGGCTGGCGCTGCGCCTGGTGCGGGGCCGACGTGCGCGGCCGGGGCTGCTCACGCGTCGACCACATCCGGCCCCGCCGCGATGCTCCCGAGCTGGCCCTCGACCTGCGCAACCTGCGCGTGCTGTGCCCCAGCTGTGACAACCGGCGCCACCACGAGAAGGGCGGCAAGCAAATGACCGGCGCGCACGCGGACGGCACGCCGCGCGACCCGGCCCACCACTGGCACCGGCGCTGAATCGCGCTACATTCGCGCCCGATGGCCACTCGCGGCCGACCACCGAAACCGACTGCCCTGCGCCTCGTGGCGCAGGGCGGAAAGCTGCGGGCCCGCTATCGCAATCGCATCGATGCCGAGCCCGTTGGCAGGCCCGGCCTGGGGCCGCCGCCCGAGCACCTGTCGGACGAGCAGCGCGTGCTGTGGGCGCGCATCGAAGCCACCGCACCGCCGGGCCTGCTCACCGAACTCGACGCCGACCTCGTCGACAGCTACGTGGTGCTGCTGGCGGCGCGCAATCAGACGGTGCGCCTGTTCAACCGCGAGGGCGCGACGGTGCTCGTGCGAGCCAAGAGCAGGCGAGAATCGCTCGCGCTGAATCCGTACGTCCGCGAGATCCGCCGCTTCACCGAGCAGCTGCTCGCGCTGCAAACGCAGCTGGGCTACTCGCCGGTGGCGCGCACCCGGATCGCGGTCAAGCCAAGTGCCGACGACAGAGACCCACTTACCCGATTCTTCGGCGAAGCATGAGCGCGTAGCGCCGCGCAGGCGCCGCGATCCGACCACTGCCTACGCGCGCGCCGTGCTGGCCGGGCGGATCGTTACCGGCCCGCATGTGCGCCAGGCCTGCGCCCGCCACCTGCACGACCTCGAGCACGCGCAGGAGCGCGGCTGGACCTTCGCGCTCGACCACGCCGATCACGCACTCGACTTCTTTCCGCAGGTGCTGCGCCTGAGCGGCGGCGACTTCGAGGGCCGACCCTTCGAGCTGGCCCCCTCGCAGGCCTTCATCGTCGGCTCGCTGTTCGGCTGGGTCGACGCAGACGAGCGCCGGCGCTTCCGTGTCGCCTACGTCGAGGAGGGTAAAGGCAACGGCAAAAGCCCGCTAGCCGCCGGCATCGGCCTCTACATGCTCGGCGCCGACGGCGAGGCGCGTGGCGAGATCTACGCTGCCGCCTCGAAGAAGGACCAGGCCATGATCCTGTTCCGCGACGCCGTCGCGATGGTCGACCTGTCGCCGCACCTGAGGAAGCGCGTGCACCAGACGGGCGGGCGCCAGGTGTGGAACCTCTCGCTCGGTACGTCGTTCTTCCGGCCGATCAGCAGCGACGACAGCCAGTCGGGCCCGCGCCCGCATTGCGGCCTCATCGACGAAGTGCACGAGCACCGCGACGACCTGGTCATCGAGATGATGCGCGCCGGCTTCAAGGGCAGGCGTCAGCCGCTGCTGTTCATGATCACTAACAGCGGCTTCGACCGGCAGAGCGTGTGCTGGCGCTATCACGACAAGGCGGTCAAGGTAGCCGCGCGCATGCTCGAGGACGACCGCTTCTTTTCCTACGTGTGCGCCGTCGACGATGGCGACGACCCGCTGCACGACGAGCGCTGCTGGGTCAAGACCAACCCGAATCTCGGGGTGAGCATCCAGCCCGAGTACCTGCGCGACCAGGTGCGCGAAGCGCTGCAGATGCCCGGCAAGGAATCGCTGGTGCGTCGCCTGCACTTCTGCCAGTGGGTCGACGCCGCGTCGCCGTGGATCAGCGCCGATGCCTGGCGCGCCTGCGAGGTGCCCACACCCGAATCGGTCGACGAGCTGATCGCCGGCGCGCGGCGCGTGCTGCTCGCGGTGGACCTCTCGCTCACCACCGACCTCACCGCGCTGGTGGTGCTGTGGGAGGACGACGCCGGCGTGCTGCACGCCTGGTGCGAATTCTGGACCCCGCTGGACACCGCACGCGCCCGCGGCGAGCGCGACGGCGTCGACTATGAGCTGTGGATTCGGCAGGGCTTCATCCACGGCGTGCCCGGCGAGGTACTCGACTATGGCCCCGTGGCCGAGCGCATCGCGCAGATCGCCGAGCTGTCCGAGATCGACAGCCTCGTGTTCGACCGCTGGCGCATGAAATACCTGCGCACCGAGCTGGCCGACCGCGAACTCACGCCACCGCTCATCGAGCACCCACAGGGCTTCGTCAAGCCCGCGAAGTCCAACCTGTGGATGCCGCAGTCGGTCACCGAGCTGGAAACCGTCATCCTGCGCCGGCAGCTCGTCGTGCACCACAACCCGGTGCTGACGTGGAACGCGGCCAGCGCCGTCGTCGAGCAGGACGCGCAGCTGTCACGCATCCTGAGCAAGCGCAAGAGCACCGGCCGCATAGACGGCGTGGTGGCGCTAGCGATGGCCGTGGGGCTCAAGCGAGCACCGGTGCTCGCGTTCGATGCCGAGGCCATGATCGGGTGACTTGCAGTGCACGAAACCGGGTGTAGACTCTCGCCCGCGTAATCCCGGCTGATGGTGGCGACGGTGGCGGGAGCCCACCGATGCCCCGACAGCGGCCATCGAAGGACGAGCGAACAGCAGTACCGCTCGACCAAGTAGCCCGGAGCGCACCGCCCCGAACGCCACTGCCGCCCCCGCAGCGCCCCTGCCCGGCGCCGTGCCGTGGCTGATCTGCTGCGCATCGCCAAGCGCGGCCAGGCCGAGGCCACGGGCAGCGTCGTCAACAGCGACGCCATCCGCTTCGTCGTCAGCAACGACTCGCCCGACGTGTTCGGCGACGTCGTCGTGCAGCGCGGCCTGCAGTTCCCGACCGAGCGCAACGTGCCGGCGCTGCCCGATCACGATCACCGCATCGGGTCGCAGATTGGCCACTGGGAAGACATCGAGGTCAGCGACCACGAGACGCGCGCGACCTTGAAGCTGCTCAAGCGCGGCGTGTCGCGCGTTGCCGACCTGGTGCGCGCCCTCTACGAGGGCGGGCACGGCCTCGCGTCGTCGGTCTACTTCGACATCGAGCGCAAGGATATCGAGCCGATCACCCGCACCGAGGGCGGTCGCACGATTCGCACCGGCCTGCGCTACATGCGCGGCCTGGTGCGCGAGATCTCCCTCACACCCACCCCAGCGAACCCCGCCGCCGTCGCGATCGGGCGCTCGCTCGGGTTCGAGAGCGACGAGCTGGCCGCGCTGTTGCGCTCTGGTGCCGGCGATGCGCTCCCCCCACCGGCAGCTGCGGTCGCGGCGCCACCAGTCCGAAGGAGCCAGGTCATGGACCTGTCAGAAGCCATCGCTGCGGCACAAGCTGCCGCCACCGCCGCCGACGAGGCACTGGCCAGCGCCGCCGCCGCCGTCGACACCACCCCCGCATCGCTCGAAGCCGTCACGCGCGCCACCGCCGCCGCGAACGAGGCGCACGACCGCGTCAGCGTGCTGCGCAACGCGCAGAACGCCGCAGCTCGAGCAGCTGCATCGGCTGCCGCCCCCGGGCAGCAGCCTCAACCGCAGCCGACCCCGTCGAATCTGCTGCCCGTCGCACGCGTGGCTCCCGTCACGCGGCGCCCGCAGGTGCCAGACGTACCGGCCGGCACCCGCCTGGCGATGCTGGCCATTGCGAAGGCGCGCGTCCACGCCGACAAGCGCGAGCTCAACGGCGTGATCGCCGAGCTGTTCCCGGGCGACCAGGCGCTCATCGCGATCGGCCGCACCGCCACCGGCGTTGCCGACACCACGACCGCGGGCTGGGCCGCCGAGCTGGTGCGCAGCGAAGTGCGCCAGATGCTCGAGAAGGACCTCGCGCCCATCAGCGTCGCCGCGCAGCTCATCACGCGCGGGCGCCGGCTGTCGTTCGCTGGCGCGCAGTCGACCGTGATCCCGTTCGTCACGCAGCGCAGCACCGCCCTCGCGGGCGCGTGGGTGGGCGAGGGCGGCGTGATCCCGGTCAAGGCCGGCTCCATCAGCTACCGCCGCGTCAACCGCTACAAGCTCGCAGCGATCACCGCGCTGACCAAGGAGCTCGAGCGCGCGAGCGACCCCGATGCGGTGGCGACGATCCGCGACATGATGCTGCAGGACACCGCGAA